GCATGTTGGCCAGGGCCGGCCGCAGGAAGTCGGCGAAGTCAGCACCCAGCGCATCGTTCGCGATGGTCATGCGCGCCGCGGTGCCGCCCACATACGCAACATTATACGGAGGGTCTTGCCACGCCATGTCCGCCAGATGGCCGGCACCAAGCGCACGCTGCACGTCGGCCAGCTTCGTCGCGTCGCCGCACAGCAGGCGGTGGTCGCCACAGCGCCAGAGATCGCCGGTCCGGGTGACGGGCACCGCCGGCGGTGGCGGGGCCTCATCGGCATCGTCGCCGAGTCCGGCATCCGCCGCCGCCAGCAGCCGGTCCAGCTCCATGCCGGAGAAGCCGAGCACGTCCAGGTCGACCACCGCCTCGTCGCGGATGCGGGCGATCTCGGCTGCGAGCAGCGCCTCGTCCCAGCCGGAGTTCAGTGCGATCTGGTTGTCCGCCAGCCGCAGCGCCCGTGCCTGCGCGGGGGAGAGATGACCGAGCCGCAGCACCGGCACGGAGGCGAGCCCGAGCTGCTTTGCCGCCATGACGCGGCCGTGGCCGGCGATGAGCACGCCCTCGGCGTCGACCAGCACCGGGTTCACGAAGCCGAACTCGGCGATGGACGCCGCGATCTGCGCCACCTGCGAGGGCGAATGCGTGCGCGCGTTCTCGGCGTAGGGGACCAGCGCCGCCACTGGCAGGCTGCTCACCACGAGATCAGGCTGCATCGGCGGCGACCTCCATCCGCGCCGCGGCCACGGCGTCATAGTCGCGGCCTTCATCGGCCAGCGTGACCGGCAGGTCGGGATGCAGCATCCGCCAGCGGGCGATCGCCAGGTCGACATAGGCGGGCGCGAGCTCGATGGCGCGCACGCGGCGGCTGGTGCGCTGGCCCGCCAGGATGGTGGTGCCCGAACCACCGAAAGGCTCGAACACCACCTCGCCATCGTCCGTGTACGCCCGCATCAGGAACTCCGGCAGCACCACCGGGAACACCGCGGGGTGCTCGGTCTCGATGCCGCGGCCCTTGTGGCGGGTCAGGCGCAGCACGTTGTCCGGGATCCGGAAGTCCTGCACCGGCAGCCCGGCATGCTGGTATTCCGAGATGGTCCCGTCGGCCGCGCGCAGCCCGCTGCCCTTGTTCGGCGTGCCGGCCCATTTGCAGGGCACGATCTTGTTCGCCTGGCGGGCCTGGCGGTTGAAGTGGAAGACCAACTCGAAGGCGGGGGCGAGGCGACCGTTCCAGTCGCCGGGCAGGCCGGGCCCCTGGTCCCAGGTGTAGAGGCCGAACCGGCGCCAGCCGCGGGCGCGCATCCAGTCGAGCCAGCCGGACCAGTACGGGATCCATTCGCTGTCGCGGTGGATCAGCCCGAGGTTCACCAGCACCTGGCCGTCCGGCATCATGGCCGCGTCGAGATGCCGGAACACGCCCTGCATCAGCGCATCCCAATCCGTGCCGCCGCCGGTCGTATAGTCGCGCTGGTTCCCATAGGGCGGGCTGGTGAACAGCAGCGCGCCGCGGTCCTCGCCCATCACGCGCACCACGCTGGCGGCGTCGGTGCTGTCGCCGCAGAGCAGGCGATGCTCGCCCAGCAGCCACAGGTCGCCAGGGCGGGTGACCGGCTGGCGCGGCGGCTCCGGATCGGCGTCTGCGGGATCCTCCGCCGGCCCTTCCTCCGTCACCGCCGCGCCAGCCGCACCGCCCCCCTCGGCGGGATCCGCGGACAGAGCCTCGGGCGCTTCGCCGTGGGACACGGCCTCTCCAGCCGCCGCGAGGATGTCCGCGAGCTCATCCGCCGAGAAGCCGAGCGCGCCGAGGTCGATGTCCGGCGCTGCCTGCACCGCGGCCAGCGCGTCACGCAGCAGCGCCTGGTCCCAGGTCGCATTCTCCGCGATGCGGTTGTCGGCGAGCCGCAGCGCCTCCTTCTGCGCCGCGGACAAATGCCGCAGCACGATCACCGGCACCTTGGCGATGCCGAGGGCCGACGCCGCCTCAAGCCGCCCGTGCCCGGCGATCAGCACACCGTCCTCATCCACCAGCAGCGGATTGGTGAAGCCGAAGGCCAGCATGCTGGCCTTGATCTGCTCCAGCTGCTCGGCGCTGTGCACGCGGGCATTGCCGGCATGCGGGTGCAGCTCCGCCACCGGACGCAGCAGGATCTTCGCCGCCATCCAGGGGAGCGTCATGGGGCCATCCAAGGTCAGGGGTGGGGTGCGGTAAATCGGGCACGGCCGCCCGATTTATCCGCGCGATTTATCCTGCAGGCGGAGCAAGCCGATCGGCGACCTCCAGCAGCAGCGCGTTCATCTGCTCCTGCAGGATGGTTTGGACGAGATGCGGATCGCGGCCGATCTCGGCAGCAATCAGCCCCGACACGCGCGCCGGCCAGTTCAGCACCGCATCGCGCATGCCGGCGGCAAACTCATCGATGCGATGGTCGGCGGTGACGACATCCATCAGCCGCCCCTTCTCCTGGTCCAGCGCGACGCGCTGCGCCTCGACGCTGAGTGCCAGGCGGGCCAGGGCGAGCCGCTCGATCGCGGTTGTCTCGGCCGGCGACGCCAGCGGCGAGCGGCCCGGCGTCGCCGTGGCCAGCATGTCCTGGCGTACCCGCACAACATCCCAACTGCCATCTGCGTCGCGGCTGATACGGCCCGCGCGCTCGGCCTTCAGGATGGAGGTATGGTTGAGCCCGAGGCGGCGAGCCAGTTCCCGGCCGGAGTTGGTGCGTTCTGTCATGGGTATCTCCGGCAATGGCATCGCCTGGCGCGCAGCCCGGTGCCGGGCCGGTGCCTGCGTCCCGCGAGGGCACCAGCGGTCGACGCGACAAAGCGTCAATTTATCAATGCGTTGTCGGGCGAAATCATCGCCCGTGGTGCCCGATGGTGCCCATAATTTTCGCCTGGCGCTAGCGACCTTGCGCGCTTCCGCCCCCCGCATACAGTATCGCCGGGGAGGACCCTGGATTAGTACTTGGCCTTTACTTCGATCAACAGACCGAGTGGCTCAGGAGCCACCCCGCCCGGCCCGGCGCATGTCTCGCCAGTGATGGCTTTGTGGCACGCCAAGATTTCACGGCGCAATGCACTCATTCGACGTGCCAAAGATTTTTCTTCAGCACGTCGATTCACTGTCCCCGCCGTTGCAGATCACGCAGCGCGTTGCCGTGGCACCAGTCCAAAATGCGCCGCCAGCATGCCAAGCGCACCGACCAGCAGGCCCTGCGCTTGCGGCGGATGCATGTGCCGTCCTGCCCATCCCTGCCGCAGCGCCCAGTCGCGGATCGACACCTCCACGCCGATGACGTGCCAGACGATGCTGCCGCCAGGGCTGTCGAAGCCCCCGAGTGCGTCCACCGCTTGCGCCACCCGCTGGCGCGCGCTGGCCTGGCTCTCCGAGAGCGGGTCGATCGAGCCGCCCTCGATGCGGATCATCGACATGGTCCGCACACGGTCGAGGGCTGCGCGCTGGAACAGCGTGCGAAAGATCACGCCGGCCTCGTGCATGTTCTGCGTGATCGTGCCGTTGGCCAGCAACAGGCCCAGGCTGTCGGTCGCACGGCGATGTGCGATTGGGCAGCCCGTGTCGGGATCCACGCCGCGCACGGCATCCTCGAAGCCGCCATGCTGGAGGCGCCATTTCGAGGGCTTGGACAGGTCGTCGCGCAGGGCCTTGGCCAGGCCGCGTCGTTTGGTCTTACCGGCCATGGTGGTGTTCTCCGATGTTGCTGCTGCGTGGTCCCCAACGGCGGCTGGCCTCGTTCAGGAGTGCCTGCCGCAGCCAGGGGTCGGGGATGTCGTCGATGGCGATGGAGACCACGCCCTGGTCCCGCCAGACGCGGCGGCGCATGGCGTCGAGTTCGGGCGTGGTGGTGGGGCTGCGCGTGCCGCGGTCGAGGGACGAGCGGGGCGATTGCGGTGCGCCATGCATCGTCATGCGCGGCCTCCGGTGGGGTCGGTCGCCCAGAGCAACAGGGCGATGGCATCTGCCTCGTTGTCATCGGCGGGCAGATAGCCGCGGGCCCGGATGGCCTCGATCATGGTGGCCTTGTCGGCATTGCCGCGGCCGGTAGCGTAGCGCTTGATCGTGCCGACCGGGACGCCCTCGTAGGGCACCTCGTGCTCCTCGCACCACGAGGTCAGCGTGGCGAGGAAACCGCCGTAAACGTGGCTGGCGTCCGTTCCGGCGTGCCGGCGCACCTCCTCGAATACTACGCGTCGAAGGCCGTGCGCGTGCATGGCGATCTCGACGAGCCAGTCGGTGAACCGGAGATAGCGCATGCCACCGCCCTCGAAGCGGCCGGGCTTGAAGGTCATGGTGCCGGAGGTCGTTCCGCCGTCCCCGAAGCGCAGGGCCCAGCCGGTGGTGGTGCCGAGATCGAGGGCCAGGATGCCCGGCTTGCGCGGCCGGTAGAGATTGGGATCGGGCAGGACGGTGCTTGCGCCGGCGGCAGGCATGGTGAGAGTCGCGAAATCCATGGTGGTCTCCGAGAGGGGATGATCCTGGTGAGGGCGGCGACGGCGCGGTTCTTGGCGGAGCTCGTCGTCGCTGCCCGGCTTGGGGTGTGATGACCCTGGTGGGGGTGGACCCCTGACCCGAACCAGCGCTCCCAGGGTGTGGTGTGCGCGCGTCTTTCGGACGCGCACGCACACCCCCCGTAGGGGGGTAGCATTTTGCGGAACTTGCGGAACTTGCCTAACCCATTGAATACGAGAGATATTTTGAAGTTCCGCAAGCAAGTTCCGCAAAGCCTCGCTGCGGAACTTGCGGAACTTGGTCAACACACTGATATCGCTGGATGATTCAAGTTCCGCAGGGAAGTTCCGCAGGCTTGCGGAACTTGCGGAACTTGGAAGTTCCGCAGCAAGTTCCGCACAGTGCAATAGCGTATCGACGTTGCGTTTCATGCCTGGGCCTCCGGGTCGTTCAGCACCCAGTTTTCCGGATTCTCGACGGGCAGAAC